ATCGCTAACACCAATGCCTCGCACAACGCTACGCGCTGCGGGGAGGAATGCCGCCGGGATCTTGCCCAGCGGGTTTGGTATCTCCTCGATCTTCGTCTCTACGTGACCATCATCTTTCCAAAACTCGATGATGTCTTTGCGCCACAAACGGAAGTAGCTAACCGTTGTCGTTGCATCCTCGCGGTCTATAGACTCGCGCAGCTTGAGGTAGGTAAGCTCAAAACGTCCGCTAGGCGTGCGCTCGTACTTCCAATCAAACACGTTTTCAGGTGTAAACAGAGTCACATAGGGCCGGATATCTTGGTCAAGCTCTTCTGCGCGTGTTTGTGCATTGCTTTGTGGCTTGTCGACTAAAATCCAGACGTGGCCATATACCGATGACCAGATCTGCGCCTGTTTCATAAAGCTATTAAAGCTCATGCCATCCAAATCAGCATCTTTGACGAACGATTCGAGGGCTGGGTTATTGGTCAGCCCGTTAAAGTTGCGGACTGGCGGCACACGCCATAGGAACGAGCTATAAATGTGAACGATATTTCTGCAATGGTTATCGACAGGCGTTAACGCTACCCGGCGGCTGTACTCGTCCTTACTTTCGTTCATGTAAGAAGTCAGATAGGAACCGTTTTGGTAATCCTCGCCGCCCAAGTATGAGCGGAGATAAAGCTCCCAACGTTGCTCGTTAATGTCGTAGTCGGGATGCTGGTATTCAAGAAATCTCATGTCCACCTCGTGGGCTGTGGCGTGTCATGCTCCTTGCGAATTGGGAACATGTATTCGATTAGGTAGCCGAGCGCATCATTCATGTGATCGAATCCGTCATCCTTGTTTGGTTGGCTCGTGCCTTCCTTGTACGTTTGGCGCTCTAGGCTGTTGATAACGTTTTTGCAATTGGGCGTTACAAATAACCGCCTTTCCTGCTGACTAGATAGCAGTCTGCTATTGACACTGTTTATCCTATCACGTATGGCAGGATGCTTTTGGCGTACTTTAACCCTAAACCCTGCGTTTTGTAAGATGTTTAGATCGGTGCGGCTACCTGCTGAGGTCTTGCGCTGCGCTGCTGCTGGGTCGGGGTATATCGTTATAGCGGCTTGCCTGTATCGTTGCCGGATCTCGTCAACCATTTCGTCGGTGTTTGAGCCATACATAACGATTTCGTCTATCGCGTGCAGTGTTGAGCCATGCCTTACACAGACAACTGCCGACATAGGATCAACGTTGAAATCCATGCCGATATGCAGCTCGTTCGGCTTGTCGTTGTATGGCTTAACCGACTCCTCGCGGCTGAACGCATAGTAAATGATGCCAGAATAGTTGACAAACCGAGCCTCGTATTCCTGCTGGAATGTCCTACTGTCTAGGTCGTTTTTTGCTGCTTCGATTTCATCTGGGTCAACGTTCCCGCCTTCGATGGTTGTGTATTGGAACGCCTCCCAAGAATCTACGCCATCAATGCCCCTTGTCCACAGATCATAGAAGTGATTCCGTCCCTTTGGCGTGCCAATAAACAAGGCACTGCCGCGCCTGTCTGATAATGACGGTCGCAGCACCTCATGCCATGCCTCCGGGCGCATATCTGCAAACTCGTCTAATACGCAGAAATCTAAAGCCCTGCCGCGTAGGTTGTCGGGCTTTTCCGCACCCTTCAGCGCTATGCTTGAGCCGTTTCTGAGGTTGATGCTTAAAGCGGTTTCGTTCTTCTTCGTCATGTAGCCATCTGGGATGGCGTCAACCAGCATATTCCAAGCGATTTCCTTGGCTGCTTTATATGTTGGGGCTACGTACCAGCAATTGCGCTGCTTGCCTTGTAGCGCGTGCTTAAGTAGCTCATAGGTAGACAGAAAGGTTTTGCCGAATCGACGACCAGCGACCACTACCCGGAAGCGTGAATCGCTGAAAAATATGTCATCCTGCGGTTTGGTCAGCTTCATCTGCGCGTTGTATAACGATTGGCTGTAGGTCGACGGGTTCTGTTTCAGGTTGGTCAGATTGACCTAACCAGTTCTTGCCGAGCCAGATAAGCATGCTCGTATTACCATCCATCGCTGCCGTGTATTGTCTGCGGCGCAGGCTCATTTTGCCGCCGCTGGCCTTTTGCTTGAAATAGTCCGCAAAACTCATCTCAAATTCCCGATGACAGGCCCGATTCAGAGTGTCATAACTGCAATCTAAGAAAGAGGCTATTTCCTCTCCTGTGCAATGTATCTCGCACATCTTATCTACTTGATCCCACTCAATCGGAATTCTGGGTCTAGCCATAGTTATGCCTGTTCTTGCTCTCGCGTGAAAGCGTAGAAAGCATCCTCGACGATCTCTAGCTGTTGCGTCTCGAAGCCTGCCAACGCTTTGTCAAATCGTGCCATTGCCGCCTTAGACTTGCCCACGCCATCAAGATGCCCATAAACATTAGTTCCGACAGCAATACAACCAACGACATCATCAGCAGTGTTCCCCACATGAAACAAAATGTGAGTCCTCCCAGGCACGTCCAGAACCTGCCACGTATCAGGGCCGAATCTTGGACTATCTCCCTTCGTAATTGTGTAACGTCCTGCTGGAATACATGAGACAAACGGCTTATTGTCTTTCCAAGGCTTTTCCACAGTCCAAAAAACTTCGCTTCCACAAACTAACCTCCCCAGTGTTCGATCATCGAATAGTGCGTATCTCGTCAATTTCAACATTTTAACCGCAGCCCTAAGTTACCAATAAACGCGGATTGTAGCCCAGAAGCGCACTTTCTCACAAAAAAACACCTAAATAGTAAAAATAATGCTTTACTTTTATGTTTTTATCATTAGAATAAGCATTGTTGTTAAAGAAAACACTGACTCGGGAAGGAGCGCAAACAATGAAAACACTACTTCAACAGATCCAAGCAGCTTTCGCAGACGCAGACGCACAATCAATCGCGGCTTTGCCCGAGAAGGTTATCGAGGCTCGCGCTGCATATCGAAATCTCAAGAAAGAGTACCTCGCGACTCAATATGGCAGCTACGAGCGTCGAATCGCTAGTAACGCTATCGACGCAATGTTCACCAAGTCTTTCCAAAGCGAATACAGCTGGGGTGAAGAGGACCACATCGAGCGAGCCATCAAAGCACTCAAAAAAGCCCACGCCGCCCGTAACGACCGCATCCACAATAAGATGGCCAAGGCTGGCATTACTTCAATCGACGTTGACAACTTCAAGGTCATCTATGGCGAAGACTTCCAAGGCCTCTGGGTTGTCGGTGGTCACGTAGTCGAAATCCGAGTTATCTGGGCTGGCGGTTACAACATCCAGTCGCTTCATCAAAGAGTGTTAGTCAAAGTCACCGAAAATAAGGAGGCCGCGTAAGCGGCCATAGGAGGTTTCACGTGAAACATAAGCGACTTTTAGCGTTTGCTGTTTTAGCCATAGCATTTATGGCTGCTGGCTCAATGGACTATCAAGCCGAGTTGGACGAAGAGCGGATCTACCGCACTAACGTCTGCGAGGGGTTCTGGCCTGATTACAAAAACCTTGAACCTGTGTGCGGAGGTGACAAATGAACGGCAGATGGACCGAAGAAAACTTTGCGCTTTTCGATGCAGAGCATCCAGAGGTTTACGAGCATTTTGAAAGGTTCGCGCTAGTGGTTGCCAGTAGGCGAGAGTATTACTCTGCTAAATGCGTGTTTCACCGCGTGCGCTGGGAGACAATGGTTACTGGCGGCGATGATTACAAGATCGACGATGGCTGGATTAGCCACTACTCTCGCAAGTTTATGCGATTACATCCCCAACATGAGGGGTTTTTTCGCACCCGATTGCGTCGGCAATCTTATCATTCGGGCTAGTTTCCCGCTCAATCAGAATTTCAATGTAGTGTCGGGCCTTGCGTAGATCCTCTACGCCGCCTTTCACTCGCCACCTAGAAATGTATTTAACCACTGCGTGCTCGCACACCCCAAGGTTATTGGCTAGTGCATACTCTAAGGGCTGAATCATCATATCTTTGTAGTGATTGCCGCCATATTGCTGATCGAATGCGCTCATTTTTTCTTGACCTGTCCGCAAGTGCAGGTAGGGTTTCCCGTGTACAGCCAGCAATCCCCGCACATTAACTTAATTCCTCTGCCGTTACCCTTAGCCTAGTCACTTCGCCGTGTTCCTTGTGCAGCACGACACAGCTCATTGATCGATCTGCACCATAGCCAGACTCGTTATGCCAAGCGTCAGTGGGTGGCAAAATGTTCCAATGCTCCATGATCATTCCGCCCATTTCTTTAGTTTGCTTGTGATGTATATGACCGAGCCAGCAGTAGCACCTGCTCGATGCTCCCCACTCCTGCCTTAAGTTACGAGTAATCGCCTCATAAAGCCTTGTTGCGTTTATCTTGTCGCCGTGATGGGTAACGATTAGGTTTTCGCCAAAAGTGAACCAGACAAACTTGTTAAAATTATCCATTACCGTCACGCGCTTGTCATTCTCAAAATACATCTGTAGCGCGGCGTTCAGAAAAAGCGCGGCGTCTGGGTCATGATTGCCCCTAGCATTAACCACGCGCACATACTTGTGCTTTTGCAGCATACGGATGATGATTCGTTTTATCAGGTGCGTCCCTGCTCTGATCGTTCGGCCCCATCTCCCGTCGCTGTCTAACAAATGTTTGCTCGCTGCGGTCGTGCTAGTGCTGTCCTGAATGTGGAAAAAGTCCCCAAGATTAACCAGAGTGCCTACCGTTGCATCTGGCGCAGCACTTACCAAGCGGTCAATGGCATCGCCTAAAATCTTCTCGCCCTTGTCAACGTCCCAATCCTCGCCAGCTTCCTCGCCCCAAGCATACATCCCGATGTGGTGATCACCGACTAAATAGCAAGCCATCAGCTCATCGTCAGTTTTCGTAGGCTTAGGCACTTTTTTGTGCAAGCCTTTCAGCTCATCCTTCAACCCTTCGGTAAGGTTTGCGACCATCTCTTCCAACGCGACTTTTTCAGGCTCTTGAATGTGCCATTGCAGCTTGATTGATCCATCTTCACCGTAAGCCGTTGAAACTCGCTTTGTGGCGAATCCGGGTGCGGCGGGGTGAGTTAAATCATTGTCTGGCGCGTATCCATGCTTTGCTGCTCTCTTTCTAATAGCTTCCACAGCCTTGTGGATATTGCGACGATCACCGCCTATTTCAGCGGCAATCTCGCGCAGCGACAAGCCCTCGGCTGATAGTTCAACAATTCTTTTTTGGCGATCTGTGAGACAGAATGCCAAGTGATTGAGCGAGAGATTCATTCGATATCTGGCAGAGCTGCCATATTGCTAAAAATGGTGGATGCGACCTGCAAATGGCCAACGATAGTAGCTAGGTTATGCGGCTCCTGCGAAAAAACGCCCGGAACCTCCAGCACAATTTGATCCTCGTACTCTGCGAGAATGATTGCGCCAGTTATACGGCCTTCGCTCGCGTCCTGCGCTAGTTTGCGTAGCAATGCGACAAGGCTTTCAGCTTCCTTGTCCAGTAGGGTTACTGTGCCCATTGGTCAGAACCTTGTATTTTTCGACGATGCTTTTCAAGTCATCGAGCGAAAACCGACTCCCTTCGTGCGGTCCCTCTAACCAATCAACCGTTTCTTGGCCGATCTTGTTTATCAAGTTTGCCCTGTATTCTGTCAAATTACCACTACGCCAATTATTGCATTGGGCGCACTGTGCGTGGCAGTTTAGCGGCTCAAACCTTAGCTCTGGATGTGCGCCTACCGAGCGGTAATGCCCAGCGTGGATCTGTCCAGTCATAACCTTTTGGCATGAAATGCAGGGCTGGCCAGCGTCTCGTGTTCTTATGTATTTGTTAAACTGCGTTTGAGCCTTTCGCAACCACCATCCTCTGTCGTTATCGCGGTATTCCTTTCTCTTCTTGCGATCCGCTGCCAGAGCTTTTCTCTGCGCTTCCTTCTTCCCCCAAGAAAGAATGCACGCCATTTCGTTGCACGTTTTTTGGAATGATGTGTATTTAGGCTCAAACTTTACCCCGCAAATTTTGCATTTCTTCAAATCAAACTATCTTCATGCGTCAACTGCATCCCCAAGCCTGTCAAATGTTCTTTCACTACGTCAAGGTATTCTCGCATTTGAGCAACTGTGAATAGCTTTGTGACTGGGAAGTCAAAAGGCTCGACCATGTATGCTAGCTTGGTTTCGTAGGGCAAAGGTTTTACGAATTGATCGTATTTATCTGCGTAGGCTTTGCTGTCTCGTCTAAGAATCGGCACGCCGAAATGCAGCTTACAGTAAGCGCGATACTCCCATGCCTTCATGTCTCCTTGCCTTTGTGCCTCTCTAAACCAAGCATGTTGCAGGTCGTTCTGACTCAAGCTGCGGTCAGACTCTGCTTTTTTCATTATCACTTGCACTGGTAAATCAAATGTGAGCTGCCCAAGCAGTTTTAGCAGATCGTCTTTGTCGTCATTGCTATGCAAAACCATGCTGACCTCGG